CGCGCTCAAGAGCTAGGCATTCGTGCCGTCAAACCTGGTCACGTACAACAAGCGAGGGCTATCTAGTGGCTACAAGTACAGCATATATCCTGCCTGAAGCGGCAATAGAGTGGAAAAGTTCTGGCGGTAATGAACTGCTAACCCTGACCTCTGTTGCTGCCGGAGCAGGCCGACAAGGTGCGCTGCATGATTTTGGCGCAGCTGCATTCTCCCCTGATTATGTATGGAGAGCATGGGTGAAAATGGCAACAGCTCCGGTTGTTGGTGAGCGTATACAGGTTTATTGGAAAACGTCTGACGGCACGAACCCTGATAATGACGATGGTACGGGCGATATTGCGCTCAGTGCTGAAGACAAGCTGAAGAACCTGCTGCCTTTGGGGAGCATTACTATTGACGAAGCCAGCACAGCTCCGGTTTTTGTAGCCAGCGGTACACTGGAGCATAAGCACCGACACGGATGCCCTGTCTTTTTCAATAATACAGCCGATGCGCTGAGTGCGACAGCTACAGATCATGGGTTCTCGTTAACGCCAGTGCCGATTCAAGGTCAAGCGACTTAGTAGTATGGCTATTTTCATACCTCGCAAGAAGGAGTTTGCTACCGAGAAACCTCAGCATCGTGAGCTTGCCCTGTCAAACGATATTAATAGAGATGTCGTTGCGGTTTTTGATGGATTGCGGGACTTGCACGACGGCACACTGGCAACCCTGCACAACGGCGCGGAATATAGGGAAGCGGCCGTAGTTATTGGCGACGAGGTAGATGATTATGCTGATTTAGGTAAGCCGCACACCCCTGCTGGATTTACTGTCCCGTTTACTCTGGTGATGACGTTCACCCCCACAAAAATCGGGGTTTGGAATAGGCTCTATAAAAGCAGTGCCAGCGGCGATTATCACGGGGTGTGGTTGCAAGTAAAATCTGACAACAAGGTAACGCTGTCATACGGGGACGGAGGGTCGGGTGGCCCAGGCGCAAGACGAACTTTTGACACAAACGGAGTCGTTGAGTTAAACAAAACCGTAACAATCGCCTGGACGATCACAGGGGCTACAACATCTGTCGCGTATCTGGATGGAGAGAAGCAGGTGTTGGCGCTCTCCGGCAGTGGAGGGGCGTTAGCAACAAGCGAGTTATTTGCGCAGGTTGGCAGGACTAACGAGGATGGCTTCCTTTACGGCGGTACCTCAAAAATCGCTCTTCTTTCTATCTACAACAGCGAGAGGAGTGATGACGAGCTAAAAAGCCTATCAGAAGCCCCCTACCAGATCCTAAAGCCCCGTAAAACCTATTTCATGCTGCCTAGTGCTGATGTGGGTGGGGGATTTCAAGCATTAACAGGGCAAGTCACGTTCGGCCAGCAAGCACAGGCACAACTAAGCACAGTACAGCGTGCAATAATGCAAGCAGATTTACCGCTTGTGTCACAGTCCATAATAAATTTAGCTTCAAAAATATCTGGCGATGTGTCGCTAAACCTTACGCCAGAGTCCCTTATATCGACCATATGCAGATTAACAGGCACAGTGCCTTACGACTTATCCGCTTCCGCTAACATCGTATTATCAGATAAAATATCTGGAGATATATCGGTAGATCTCGCACCCCACGCAGCATTCGGTGGCATACAAGCGATAATAGGTAGTGTACTTTTTCCACAGGCAATAGATTCTGGGTTCGCACTGTCGCAATATAAATTGGGCAATATAGCTTTTACGCTATCTACTGATTTCGTTAGCACATTAACTCAGTACATTGTTGGGTCTATCTCTGCGGATCTATCGTCAGCTGCACAGATCATACTTGGTCAAAAAGTCACAGGAGATACAGCCTTCGCATTAGGTGTCTCCAGCGGAACCACACTCTCACAGCTACTCACAGGTAATGTGACTTTAGATTTAGCTGCAAATGCGATTATTGCGCTGGGTGCAGAGCAGATAATTAATGGTGATGTAACCTTAAATCTAACCACCAACGCAGGGTTTAACACCACACAGCGTCTACTGGGCAGCGCATTGCTGTCGCAGTTGGTTGGCTCTGATATTACAACGATACAGCGCACAACCGGCGCGATCACTATGGATCTATCGCCCTTGTCACAGGTGCAGCTGATACAGCGTATCAGCGGTGTGGTGGATTTTGCGATAGGCATAGCTAGTGAAATTAACACGGTATATAAACTCGAAGGTTCTGTGTCTTTTGCTGCGATACCGAATGCACTATTAGTTCTTGGTGGCATACAGAGTATCGAAGGTGACGTAGGGTTTGATTTATCGCCATCCGCCGAGTTCTACGCTAATGATTTTTTCACAGGGTTAGCGAATTTTGGTATAAGCGCATCTGCGGTAATGGCACTGGTCATAAGTGGTCAACCCACTAATCAAGAACTGCTAGATGCAATTAATGCCTTGTCCGCAAAAATAGATTTGATACCAGATGCGGTTTGGGATGAGATACTATGACAACAGCAAGGCAAAGAATGCTAAACTTGAGTTCTTTAGCTGCAGGAAATACCGCAAGAGCGCATTTCCTGTCTGTAGAGCAGGGTTCAGGAACGGTTTATGTCGGCCCACATCTTGCTGCAGAAGCGGAGTTAGCACTGGCTGCCAACACAGGTGTCGCCCTGAGCGCAGAGACTAGCAATGCTGCCAGTTTAACCGCGTTTATTGATACTGTTCGATCCGCTACGATTGAAGTAGTGCTGTCGGCATACACCGAGTAGAGAGGACGTTTTGTGGCAATAATCACAACAGGGGACGACCCGCAAATCCCGTTCCGAATGAAGAAGGACGGTGCAACATTTACAATCGGTGGCGGTGCAACCGTGAGTGCGGTTCTAACGTCGCTAGATAGGTCTGCGACGATCAGCCCCGAGGTTACAGTCAATCTCAACGCAACAGGCACCAACCTGGCAGAAAGCCTTGTTATTGTCGCATTCACTGAAGCTCAGACGCTAGCGATAACCGAGCATGGGGCAGCACTATTGGAAGTTCAGGTTAACGATGGAGGTAAGCTCACCTGGACTGCCGAGTTATTAATTCGCAAAGGTAACATCGCGTAATGGAAATTATCGTTAGCCGGGTTGTGTCAGACGGCGAGGCAACAATCGGAATACTGTATTTAGATGGCGGTTTTAATTGTTTCACGCTCGAAGACATACGTCGAGAAACCAAAGTGCCCGGTAAAACACGAATCCCTGCGGGCAAGTATGCTCTTGGGGTCAAGTGTCATGGACGGCTTCACGAGAAATACCTGAAGCGGTACGGCACCATGCACAAAGGGATGCTTCATGTACAGGGTGTTGCAGGCTTCACGGACATTCTCATTCACACAGGCAACACAGCGAAAGACACATCAGGATGCCTGCTGGTCGGCGAATCATATACTCGCCCAGGCGGGAAGTCCATGATAACAAGTAGCCGCAATGCGTACAAAAAGCTGTATCCGCTGCTAATTGACGCCGCAATCGCCGGAGATCTCGAAATCGAATACCGCGATGACGACGGGCGAAACAAATGAGCGGGTTTGCAGATTCGTTCCCCGACTCGGAAATACTTGAGCTGTTGGGTGATGACATTATCCACATCAAACCGGGCGGCGGGTCTGAATCATTCAAGGGTGAGTTTGAGCGCAAGTACCTGGACGAAGAGTTGGGCGGACAGCTCGATGTAATCTACCCGATGATCGAGCTTAACGATTCTGACGCGATGGGTGTTAAGACGCGATCAAAAATTAAAGTCGGCTCGACAGTCTTCGGGGTGCTGCGAAAATACCCAGTATCGCCAGGTAAGACGCGGATCATTCTCAAGTCGTGAAGCTTAGGTTGCGGGTCGAGGGTCGGGGTGAGATTGCACAATCGTTTCGCGCTTTCCCGAAAGAGATTCGCAGAGCATCGCGGCGAACGGTCAGACAGATTACAAACGAGCTGCACAAAGAGCTTGGTGGTAAAATCCCCCGTACAGCGGGAGTCAGCATTCTTGGGTATCGACGTGTTCGAGCGAAGAAGCGGCCACCGAAGGCTAATAAACGGCTCACTCGCGGCATCGTGTGGCTTGGCACTCGTAGAATTGCAGCCCGGTACGCCGGTCGAATGCGTGACTCGGAAACATTCGGTGGAGCATTTGCAGGTCAATATTTTTTCGAGAACGCATTTGTTGCCAAATTCAAGAGTGGGTACGATGGTATATTTAAGCGTAACGACCAGGGTAAACTCGAAGAGCAGTATGTCAATCTACCTCAAGCGCACGCGGAAGTGATCGCTGCTGCTGGAAAATCCAGATCACGGATAAGCGAGTTGTTACAAAAGAACCTTGAGCACGAACGGAGAAAACGGAAATGACAATTTCAAATCTTTATGATACTGAGCAGCTAATCGTCGATAAGATTACCCCGCTATTCGGTAGCAATATGGTCTTCATCGAAGCCGAGTCGCAAACACTGGGTATCGAGACTTTCACAGAAAAAGATTGTGACGGGGATAGAGTTGCGGCACTTGTCCTCAATGCGGGCTTTCGTGCAGACCCGTTATTCGGCGCCAACAAGAAGCAGAAACTCAAGACCCTATGGGAAGTGGCAGTCGTCTGCCCGAGAGCGCTGTATAAGATAAACGGTGGCGTAAAGCTGATGGAAGTAATCCAGCTTCTCAAAGGTTGGCGCGTGTCCCCAGAAATAGGTACTATGGAGGTTGTGGACGACGAGCGAGGCTTTAATCGGCCAGACTTTGTGCAAGATCTTGTTTATTTACCGACAATGTTCATGGTGTCAACAGTTATATAATCGAACGGAGTAGTGTTATGGGCGGTAAAACGATTGTAAACGAAGCGCCCGGCGTAAGCGTTTCGGAAGAAGTAGTCGACGGCGCAGCGATGGGAAAAGTGTTGAAGGTCGACCACACCCACGCTGGCGTTTTCTATAAGAAGGGAACACCCATTGACGAGCTGAAAGCGCACTCAAGCTCGATCACTTATATGCGAGAGAACGGCGTAATCTAACGCTGGTGTCGCTTGCTCGCATCGCGCAAAAGCAATTTAATGTAACCAGGAGTATTGTATGAGTGGATTTTTGGGATCAGGCGATCTCTACTACAACCGCGTTGTCAGTGGGGTGAGTCAAGGGTGGTTGCGTTTCGGTAACGCTACTAAATTTGAAATTAAAGAAAATGCGACGATCAAAGAGCGGAAGTCTCGTGGTAAATCTGATTACGGTCAGATCAAAGATTCAGTCGGTCTTAAAGACGCCGCAGAGATCGCTATCAGCCTCGACGACCTGGATAAGGATAACCTGGCGCTGGCGTTCTTGGGTGATGTGAGTACGATTGCCGTTACCGGCGCAAGCGCCACAGCCGAGCCGCAAACCGCCCAAGAAGGTAAGTCGCTGAGGCTTGTGTACGGCAAGGTTTCTGCTGTTGTCGTTAAAGATGTGACCGATACCACAACCTATGTGCTGGGGACAGACTATAACATTCTGAGCGCAACACTAGGTCTTATCGAGATCATCGCTGGAGCAGCCATCTCATCAGGTGATGTGCTTCACATTAACTACACCCACGCAACAGTGGCGGGCGACAGGGTTAAAGGCGGAACAAGCCCATCGGTCAAAGTGGCATTGCTGCTGGACGGTGAAAACTTCGCCGATCAATCTGAGTCTCAGGTTAATGTTTGGGAAGCGGTGCTAACTCCTCAAACCGGTGTTGATTTCCTGGCAGAGGATTATGCAGTTCTCGAGTTGAACGGTACGCTAAATACGCCGACAGGCAAGACCAGCGCGTATGAGGTTGATACCAGTATCGTTTACACCTAAGCGAGCTCAGGTTTGAGCGAGACATCTAATACGGGCAGAATCTTCTGCCCGTATTTTTAATTGGGAGAAGGATAAATGATTGAGCGAGTAGTCGAGTTCGACGGGTTTCATGTTACGCTGAAAGAGCTGACAGTCCGGGCGATCATATCTATCATAACTAATCTACCGGAGTTGTTTTCGGATGAGCCGGAAGAGGGTGATCGACAAGCGTTGGGTGAAATTGTTATTAAACATCGGAAGTTTTTACTGGATACGCTGCGCCCGTTTGTGATCCGCTCTGATGGGCAGCCGATTGAAAGTTTAACTGACGAAATTGAAGCGCTCCACGAACCATTCATGGAAGCGACACCACTTTTTCTCCCGCTGGTCTCGGAAATGATCCGTCCAAGGCACATCGTCGCAGCAAGCGAAGAGATGGGGGAGTAGCGGTACAAGGGATTATCGATTCAATCGGTCTGCTGATTGAGCGGGGTCATAAAAACCCGTTAGACTACAGCTGGTCGTTTTACAGTGGCATGATGAGCTACATTGAGCGCAGCATTAAAAGGGACTGAAGATGGCAGACCAAAAAGAACGCATAATCATCGAGACCGTGGACAACACGACGAGAGGTATGCGTTCGGCCCAAAACAAGCTCAATGCGTTCGATAGAACAATTCAGCGTGTCCAAACAACGATGATGGGGTTCGTCGGGCTAAACATCGGCGCGAATGCCCTGTTGGGTCTCGCCAGGTTATCCGATAAAGCCGTTGAGCTTGACGCCAAACTCAAGATAATGACATCTGGGGTGAGGGATTTCGCTTTTGCTTCGAAAGAGTTAGCGGCGTTATCAAGAGAGACCGGTTCAGCTCTCGGTGAAAATATCACACTGTTCACGCGGATAAACCCTGCGTTGCGTGCAATGGGTGAGGAAACCAGCACCGCAATAGATTTAACTCGAATACTCGCCCAGTCATTGCGATTGAGTGGCGCGTCGCAGCAAGAGTCGGCTAGTACAGTCAGACAGTTCAGTCAGGCGATGGCCAGTGGCATTCTTCGCGGAGAAGAATTTAACGCGCTGATGGAGAACAGCCCTGTACTGATGAAGGCGTTGAGCGATGCGCTCGGGGTCAGCATCGGTGAGCTGAGGGCAATGTCGAAAGAGGGGGTGCTCACGGCAAAGGTTGTTGTCGATGGGCTGAAAACCCAGACAGAAGCTATTGCGGAAATGCACGCCGAACTGCCGCAAACAATCGGTCGAGCGTGGCAAAACGTCAACAGTGCTGCGCTCATTTATTTCGCAACACTGAAAGATGGCAACGGTAAAGTTGCGAAATTTATAAACTCTATTGCTGACAATTTCGACCGCTTGATCGCCACAGTGGGACGTTTGACGGGTGTAATTAGTGTCATCTGGGGCGTCAAGGCGATTGCCCACATTAAAAATAAAATCACCAGTACCCTCGCCGATGCAGCCGCAAATAAGGCAAACGCTCTTACGGTATTGAGACAAGCAAAAGCGAAAGACGCGTTAATTCTCAAAGAGCAACAGCTCGCCAGCGTTCGCGCTGCAGTGGTCGTTGGTCAAGCTCGCAGGGCCGCGTCGGAAGCCGCATTAGCAAAGAGCGCTGCCGTAAACGCTGTCGCCGCAATTCGCGCAGAAGGTGTGCTGTTAAAATCTAAACTCGCCAGCGCACAGGTTAGCGAACACATTGCCGCGAGCGGTCTTGCTGCGATGCGACAGTCCACTCAATCCGCAACAGCGATAGCTGCCTCCGAAGCAAGAGTTACTGCAGCCAAGAAAGTCACCGATGTGGCCACCAAGTCGCTGGTTGCCAGTACCACAGCTTTGTCTGTCGCAAGGGGTAAGCTCGCCGCAGCGACAACTGTAGCGAATGCCGCTGCGATAACAAGTATTAAGCGAACCAGGGAGGCCACCTTTGCGACTGCTACTGCAGCGAAGGCTCAAGGTGCCTATGCGGTCACGCTCGGTGTCACAGCTCGTGCGCTGAGATTCGCTGGCACAATGGTCGGTCGCTTTTGGGTACTCCTGACCGGGCCGATTGGCATTTCACTTTACATAATCTACGAGATTGCCAATGCGTTTTTCGATCTTGGTAAAGTGGCAAAGAGCGTTGGTAAATGGGTAGGCGACGTATGGGATAAGCTCAATTTATCTGCAAAAGAATACGCTGTAAAACAGAAAGCGATCGCAGCACAAGAAAAAATAGACGCTCAGAAGCGACTGGATAATGCGCAGGCGATCAAAGAGAACTACGCGAGCCTGGAAGATAAGCTTGAGAAGCAGAAGGAAGCCGCTAAGGTTGTTGCTGACGCATATAAATCGCTTGGTGTTGAGGCATCGAGTGCAGCCAAGAAAGTAGCGGAGATCGACGACTCGGCTGAAAAAGCAGCCATGGTGATCAAAAAGCTTCAGAAAACATCGCTCGAAGCGTTCGAGGCAATAGCAGACGACGGGCAACAATCTGCTGAGAATATCAGGTTGGCGTTTGATGCCGCGCTCAATAACACGAAAAACCGCGCAGGGTTACAGGCTTTAACCGCCACCATTACGCGCCTTGAATCATCCCTCCAGATTAGCGGTGTGGCTGCTGCGGCAATGATGTCGGCTGTCACAGCTCAGATGCCCGAGGCAATCAGCTCAGCAAAAGATTTAGCCAAGGCGGTCAAAACCCTTGGTGTGGATGTTGCGAGTTTCGGGAAGGGTTATAGCGATGCTGGCAAAACCGCCATCGCAGCCATCGAGACACTGAGCAATGCAAGCGAGGCGAGTCTCGCTAAACTTGGAAAGGACGCCAAGCAGTCGTCTGAAATAATAGGTAAGGCGTTTGAGAACGCCATCGATAGTGTTGAGACCGTTAAGGGTGTTGAGGCCATATGGGCTGCCCTTTCTAAGATGGTAGGTAAGACGGGACTTGCCCAGGAACGGCTCACAGGTCTCTTCGTCAAGCTCGCCCTCGAAATGGAAAATGTAGATGGCAGACTGGTAGACATTGGTGACGATCTATCGGACGCACTTGATGCTCTTGGTATCAGCATCGCGGCGGCGATAACCGGGATTAGCGACACAGGCAGAGAGGTCATTGATAGCTTTGACAAGATTGTCGAGAGTATCGCTGAAGCGGGTCTTACTGGTCAACAGTCTGCCGATGTGATCTATGAGTCGTTCAAGGCAGCTTTGTCGAAAGTGAGCACGGTCAAGGGCATTAAGGCGCTACAAAAGAGAATTAGGGCTCTTGGTCATGAGGGTGTAGACGCTGCCGAGCGAATTGCAGAAGCGTTCGAGCGCATATCGGGTCTCGGTGCTCCTCCTCCACCTACTCCTGGTACTCCTGGTACTCCTGGTACTCCCGAAACGAATAGCCCTGATATTAAAGGGGCCGGTGACATAAGGGACGCTATTGACCTCGCTGACAAAGCACCAACGACTAATCAAACGGTGACGATGCTCAATAAGGTCAAGGTCGCAGCATCGATCGCGTTTGAGCAAGGGATCATATCGTCCAACGAATACGAGAGTGCGCTTAGTGAGGTTGAGCGTAAACTGAAAAAGGTCGCCAACCAATCGAACAACGTCCGTACTGTGACGTTCACATTCGCAAAGATGTTCAACACATCGGGCGAAGCAGCCAAGCGAGCAGGCGAAGCGTTCAACAAATCGTTCGCCGAAGGGAAGAAACAGTTCGACTGGGTTAACGGGATGGAGCCGCGAATGTATACTCGGCTTTGGGCCGAAGCGTGGCGGACTGCAACACTAGCCGGTGAGCGAGCTGTCGTTGAATATGAGAAGATGCAGAAGGCCATTGCCGATGTCAACTCAACTACTGAGCGGCTGGTCGATGGTACGAGCGCGTCAATATCGGAGCTTGAGAAATATGCAGCCACGTTGCGTCGTGCAGCGAAAGAGTCGAATGAATATGGGCAAGCCGCCGCGAGTGCGCTGGATAGGGTCACTTCGAAAATAGATCAAATGCGCAGTGCTGCAGAGAGCGCAACCAGCGAGGTGGCATCCCTACAGGTTGAGCTGCTGTCTGCGCAGGGGAACGACGCTGCCGCTGCCGAGCTGAGGCACAAGCAGCGAATTTTAGACATGCAGGTTAAGTTGGCAGAGGCCCAGGCCGAAGGTAATATTGCGCAGGCGAGCGCCTATGAAAACGCCCTGCTGGTCTTAGGTCAGATCGGCGATGTCCAGCGTAAGAATAGGGAGGATGATCGCAAGGAGCGCGAAGCAGCTGCGACCCCCGAAGCGCCTGATGTGGTGTCTCAAACTAAAGCGCCTGATGTAGTGTCTCAAACCAAACAGGTGGAACCAGTGGCAGCCAAACCGCCGACAGTCAGAGCGCCAGGTGGTTCTAGTAACGTCACGTCTGCATCGGACATTGTGAACGCGGTTGCAGCAGGAGTAGGTCGGCTCGGTGCGCTCGAGAACTTCCTAACTAACATCGGTGCGACAGCTGAGACAGTTAGTGGGATTAGCACTAACGAGGCTGGCGAAACAATAACCGTAGATCTTAAAGTAGGCGATGTGACATCCAGAGGGACATTTATTAAAAATGACGATACAATAAGCCTCCTTGAGGAGCTACGTTTGGCCGGAGCAACAACATAGTGACGATCACATTAGATGCGATAGCGTTACCCGAAGACCTGATATGGGTTGATGAGTACTCATGGGCACCTGTCTCGCAGAAGGTTAAAGAGTCGGTAACAGGCGCTTTGATTGTTCAAGAGGGTGTTCAGATAAAAGGTCGCCCGATCACACTGAAAGGTGATGTTGAATCGGCATGGGTCGATAAGGCCACGTTGGATCTGATCCGCGCCAAACTGATTATTGGCGATCTGCAGATGACGCTCACACACAACAGTACAGCCTACACTGTGATGTTCGACCGCAGCGGACGCGGGGGAGGGGTCGCTGCGAAAGGCGTCTTTCCGTTGTCCGATCCAACAGCAGATCACATCTACAGCCTCGAATTGAAATTCATAGAAGTTTAGGAGATTACCTATGCCGATCCAAACCGGCGACATTAAATTATTAGAATGCGATACGATGGATGACACCGCCCAGGGTGGCGGGGCAATGACCGGTACTGTAATCGCCGATGGCGTCAGCAACAACATTTTTGAAGATATTAACGCTTTGGATCGGGTTTATGGTGCGGTTCACATGCGCAAGGTGTTCCCAGCGGTTAAAATCCAAACGCAAGATAAATACTTCGGTGCGCACGTTATAATCTCAAAACTACCAGGCGATGCACAGATTGGTGTGAATTTGTTCAATACCGACAACTGGTTTGATCGCCGACCTGTTGCGCAGTCTCGAGTTGAGAACTATAGGGCCAGAGGTGCTGCGTACCACGGCCACCTATATGGGACTCAGTGGAAAGACGGTCAGATTGTCAGGATATATCAGCGAACGGAGGCAGAAGTACCAGGCGTCGGCGATGTGTTATACCTTAGCAATGTCGCTGGCACTGAGTTTCAGTACATTCGCATTACTGAAGTTAGCATGATAGATACACCGTTCACAGATGTAGTCGGTAACGTGAGCTACGACTACACCCGCACAATCGTAACGCTTACAATATCGCAACCCCTATTATTTGATTTCGTAGGGGGGAACGCGACAAGGTATGAGCCTACTGATCGTGACGCACTGATCGACACAACCACAGTCGCCAACGCCGCCAAATACTACTCGGCTCGACCTCTCATAACGGCTGGGGTGACAGCGGACACGTCAATAAAGGTTGACTCGGTGTACAGTCAAATCATCCCGAGCGCATCAACATCAATATTCATTGCTGACGCAGACATGAACGGGGTCTGTTCGCCGATAATTGATTCGGCGCAGGGTTTGGTGTCGTTCGGTGAGCATCTTGGCAATGGAACAGCATTCTACACCAACGAGCAATATGCGATCTACTTAGGGTCGGCCTGTCTGCCTGGTTCGTTGTCGATGCCAACGCATGTGGGGATATGCGTCGATGTGGACGGGACGCTGTCAATTGACTCTAGCGTAATCGGCGCGATTGACTATGCGCAGGGGATTCTGACGATAGATATAACAGATAGCGCTTGGGGTGCGATAGTTATAGGCTCCAACTACGGTAACTTAGTCTTCCGCCCCGCTGCTACCCCGGTCAAGATCGCCGACACAGCCATGCTCGAAGTGACCGACGCCAATAGAGATAGCACATGGATCACAACACTCTCCCCTGTCCCGCTACCAGGCTCAACGCGAGTATCATTCATGGCGCTGGGCGAGTGGTACACGCTATACGACGATGCAACTGGCGGACTACATGCTCTTGAAGAAGGGGTCGGCTCAGGTACGGTCAACTACGCCACCGGTACTGTTACGCTTACAACACTAGCTCTACCCGACACAGATAGCGCGATCATATTTACATCAGGTAAGCAGGCTCGATACTTCAATCGCTCAGACTTCACACCCGGTGCCGTGGTTATCAAGGCCACGCTCACGCAACTGCCCGTCACACCTGCCACGCTTGTCCTCACATGGAATGATGGGACTGCTCGGACTGCTTCTGCCGATGCTGACGGGATAATCACGGGTGACGCGACAGGTATTCTTCGTCACAACACAGGTTACGTTGAGATTAAACCGAACATTATTCCGCTCGACGGGCAGGTGCTCACAGCCGACTACACCTATGGAATCATAACGGGTGGCGCGAGTGCCGGTAAATCGCAAACATTCAATTCGCCTGTCGTTACAGGGTCAACCGTCACACTCTTAGTTTCTGATACAGACCTAACGCCCGGTAGCATCGAGCTACAGTGGAATGTCCAGCCGCCTGAGACAGGCTATGAACTTGAGCTACTTAACGCCAACACCTCGTTCAATGCGACAGCTCAGGCAAGGGACAACGGTAGCGGCGGGATCACAAGCCCTGCTGCAGGGAGCACAGTCAACTACGCCACCGGGTCGATAACGCTCAACACCGAGCAGGCGATAACTCTTAAAAGACCTGTTGATACAATACCACCGAAGACACTTCGAAGGTTGCGACGTGGCGGCTTTATGAGCAATAGATATGGGGCGACTGTCTATGACCAATCGACGGCTTGGGCAAAGAAAACCCCGAGGTCGGTATCGGGGTACACTAACACCAATCTAAACGGTAAAATACCCAACGATGGCTCGGTAACAGTGCTATACAAGGTTGACGAGGTTGCGCCCCCTTCTCCACCTGCTCAGCAGGATTTGATCGCAACATCCAGCACCGAGGTCGATCTCACAAATCAGTTCGACGAGGCAATTGTTCCAGGGTCGGTGAGATTTACACTCGGCGGCGATATTTACGTTGACCGCGAGGGAAGGTTGTACTCGAACATAGACGGGGCAACAAACGCAGGCATCGACTCTGGGACAATCGACTACACCACAGGTAAAATTACTTTAACGTCCATCCCAGAGGGTGCCGCAAACAGTATTTCGCTCGAGTCTCTGACAACCGAAGCTGGCAAAGAGCCAGTGGCCGAAGTTGCATTTCGCATACCTAACGCTCCGGTAAAGGTCGATAGCGTGCAACTTCGAGCGCAGCTTGAGGACGGATCGAATATCACAATAACCCCTGACTCGTCTGGCTATATCAACACAGCAGACGCCCAAGGGTGGTGTAACTATTCAACAGGCGTCATCGACGTTGAGTTCGGCTCGTGGACAATCGCAGCAGGTAACGAGGGTGAAGATTGGTACGATGTGGATCTGATCGACCCCAACGGTGAGATTTTTGTAAGCAGTCGCGTGTGGGCTGACACCATGCTCTACAACGCCATCAGTCAGACGTTCTTACCGTTAGATGCCGATAAGCTAGGTCTTGATCCTGTTCGGCTCCCTCAAGATGGCCGTGTGCCGATCTACAGACCAGGCGATGTCGTTGTTATATTGAACAACCAGACCACGAGCGGGACGTATGTTGATGCAACACAGACCGATTTGGGTCGAGGTCGACTGGCGAAGTTGAACGTCAAAGATAGCGCAGGACAAGAGATTCTCAATACCCGCTACACAGCTGACCTTGACGTGGGAACAATCGACTGGGTGGATTTATCGGGGGTTGCTCAACCGCTAACCATCATAGATCGGATCGAGGATATGGCTCTGCTGAGTGATGTTCAAATCACAGGTAAGTTGTCTCTCACTCAGCCGCTAACACACGACTTCCCGATAGCCGACACTCTCGTTGCAAACGCTGTTGTCTACGGAGATCTCTTTGCTCACACCAGCATTCCATTTGACCAGCAGACGTGGACAGGGGCATGGAGTGATATTCTCATTGGTTCCGCTGTCGCAGCGCAGTACAATAACTCCCAGTACCCGATTACCATTGACAACGCCAGTGGGATTCAGGAACGATGGATGATACTGTTCACATCGGCGACCCTGGTGAACGTCATTGGTGAAAACACAGGTCAAATTTTAACGGGTGTTGCGATAGCAGCAGACATTGCGCCGGTTAACCCCAACACCAGCCAACCGTACTTCACAATACCGCTCGGCGGCTGGGGGAGCGGTTGGGCTGCTGGCAACCTGATAAGGTTTAACACGATTGCCGCCAACAGCCCGCTTTGGATCATCCAATCGATTGGCCAAGGTGATGCAACTGACGATGACTTCACGTTCTGCATAGAAGTGCGTGGTGACATCGATACCCCGTGATAAGAATTGAGGAGCTGAACTAACATGAGTATTGGAATGCCGACTGTGACCAGGAACGCGAGAATGCAAATTATTCTTGATGCGCTCGACACGGGGGCGGGAGCAAACGCGACAATCAAGTTTTATGGGGCTGGTGTCGGGCGACCCGCAACCGGCGCAGCGATAACCGATCAAACGTTAATCGGGACGCTCGATATGTCTGCGCCAAGCGGGACGATCACAACAGGCGTGCTCACGCTCGATACTGTGAGTGATGATGTGTCTGCCGATGCTGACGAGGACATCGAGTGGGCCAGGTTCCTCGACAAAGATGGCGGGTTCGTCATGGATGCGGGTTGCGGCATTACCGGTAGCGGCGAAGATATTATTTTTAACACGCTGACCGCCAGAGTTGGTGGGGTTGTTCAGGTTCTCAGTGGGAGCTTCACTGAGGGGAACATCTGATGGCGCTGACCGAAACACCGCTCTATAGCCCGGTCAATCACTCGATTAGTTGGGAGTTCGTCACGACAACCCAGACACCCGACGAGGCGTACCTTGCGTGGGCAACCGCGCTGGGAGTCTCTGACTCAGGATCGGACGTGGTGTTTGATCTGACAGGGATGACCGAAGTCACAACACTCGGTCACTTTTACAATTCTGAGTATGCGTTCACCAATAAGATTGGGGTTGGGAGAGATGGTTGCTTCCATTTTGATATTAGTGATCCTGCTGCAACACCGACGGGTGAGCATACAATAAGCGGCGTGGACGGTGACGCTAATCACTACTACATTGTCACACCAGCGAACGGTGCGTCACTTGGTATTCAATTTAGAGCTGCGGGCAGAGAGAGCTATAGCAGCGATGACACTAGGTTGATTAGCGCCAGATGCAGGTCTGCGGCAGGTGTAACAATTATAAGACTACGACCATCATACTTGGCAAATGAGAGCGGGGGTAGCCTTCAGATTGCAATGCGGATCGACCAGGACACCATTAAAGTCGTTATTGATACCAACGACAAATGGTCATACGAGAGTCAAACAAACAGCATTAGGCTTGCCCGCTGGAATGCTGCAGGAGATACGATTGTCGATGTACCGATTATCCGCGACTACCCTGCATACGGCGACACCAGTATTCACGACCACGAAGAACTAAACATCTCCCTCGTCAGACGCAAAATCGATGGTGCGATAACCGAGAGTGTTGCCGGAGAGAAGTTTAAGGTTTACGCCAACAAGTACGATACAGGTGAATATGTGGCCGATACAGAGGTTAATACTGCGGCCTCGACAGCATACACGATGGAGTTTGCGAACAGCGAGCCGGTGATTTTGACAGCGCGGGTTGATGCCACCAAATGGAAAGAGGGCGGTTATATTGCCACCGAACAGGTCTACCCGACCGATCCTGCTGCAACACCCTATTACTATAAATGCACAACCCCTGGGACAACTGCTGCGTCAGAACCCGTATGGCCGACCAGCGCTGGCACAGTGACGGACGGCACGGTTGCATGGACGTTTGTTGAGCGCCTGATTAAACCTGAAGCCCAGGCGCCGCTGATCCCGCAGCTCGTTGTGTGATGTCGCCAGTAAATGAGCGCCTATAGTCCCAGTACGACATTATCGCCAGCTTATCGGGATAGCTACACGCCAAATGGGGATTTCCTCGTTGGCCCAACGCTCAACCAAGGTTCGCTGGTTGTAACGCTTGACGGGCTATCGTCGAACATCATCGGCGATCTCCCTCTTCGTGCGACTGTCTCTGTAGCATTCGACGGGTTATCGACGGACATCGTTGGCGATAACCCGCTTCGTGCGACCATCTCACCGGCGCTTGATGGACTATCGTCGAATGTTACTGGGAAGAATGTTCAAAACCTGGGAGTTCTCGCTGCAACGCTTGACGATATGGTTGCTGGCGCAATAGGGAATTACGATCCAAACGTTACCCGCTTCATAACCAGCCTAAGTAAGGGTGTTGTGGAAGATGCGACGACGACGCCAGGTGTGGAAACCTGTCTCCCTGTATCTAACGGGACAGTCACTAATGTCAAGGTAGATGCGGTCGTGCAAGCCGCGCAATCTATCACCGATACATCGTGCTTCGCGGTTGAGAATGCAACACCCGTCCCGCTGGCCACATTATGCGTGCAGGATCGAGCTATCGCGCTGTACGGGGAAGTCGCTTTCGTATGGGAGCAGGCGACACCTATCGAGATAAGCCGCTGCGGGAATCTCGAATCGACAATCCCTATACCGGCTACCGTGCAATTTCCATACGAGCAAGCGACAGTCACGAACCCCGATAAAATCACATTCGACTCGGTTGATTTGCGGGAGATTCAACACGACTTCTTGCGTAGCCTGATTCTCCCTCCTGCAATAGAATACACGCCGACAGGCGAATTTTCCTTATCGCAGACCGCATACGACCCGGCCACAGATCTTAGGTTGATTCGCGGTACAGAAGTGTTTCTGTCGGTAAGCCATTCGCTAGGTCTTGTTTCAGAGAAGCTTTGTAGCTCGTTTCAAATCGCAACACCATTTAACGAGTTCAAGCGGTGCGCTCCTGTTGAAGAAACAAAACAGCCTGATCGAGGAGTAACACCGTGGATAGACTTGCCCCGCGACCCGGTAGACCCAGATCCACCTTCGGGCGCCACAACAATAATACCGATTCAGGATGTTTATACGATGAAAAATTCAATTAGCGTGACGCTGGACGATGATCTGACCGAGATCCAAATGAGCAAAATCACGCTCGCCCTGGACGCGGATAGCTTCGCCTGGAAATTTGCTGGCGACCTGCTAAACCCATCGGACATTGGCCTCGTTAAACAGCTACCGAACGGGGCCCCTATCGTTCTGCATATCACAATCAACACCTATGTTTGGCACGTTATCGTTGAGAAAATTTCAACCAACCGGAAGTTCGCAGAGGAGTCTGTTTCTGTATCTGGTAGAGGGCTTAATGCCCTGCTAACCAAGCCGTACCGTCAGGCCGAGAGCGTCAACTACGGTTCGCTTCAGACCGTACAGCAGCTCGCCGATCTGATTATCCCTGTTGGCTGGACGAACGTATGGTCAACCGTCACATGGAACGTCGATGGTGGGGCGTACAGCTACAATAACAAGACGCCCATGGAGGCGCTAAAAGGGATAGCTGACGATATTGGTGCAATGATTGTGCCAAGTCGCACAACTCAGTCGATTGAGTTTAAACCTCGCTACCCGGTACTCCCTTGGAACTTTGCTGCAACTGCTGCGGATGTCATTCTACCTGATGCAGCAGTCATCGAATTAAGCGAAGAGCCTGTATCGAGTTACCAGGGCAACGGGATCTATATTCACGGGGACGAGATTGGCGGGGAGCTGGCCTTAGTACGACTAAATGGCACCGCTGGCGACCGCCTGATGCCAACCCTTAATAACGCACTGATGACTGACATAATCGCCATACGCGCACTGGGAGAGCGTCAGCTTGCGGCTCAAGCCCCTCAACCTACGATCAAGAGTGTGAAAACATTCATGGATGCGACCACTGTGCCGCTCCTCGACATTGGGGAGCTGCTGGAAACAACTGTTGACGGAACAGGTATTAAAGGGATTGTTAACTCGGTGAGTATTACGGTAAGCCCGGTTGAAGTTTGGCAAACGCTAACTATCGGTGAAACGACGCCGAACGCATGGGTCGCTTTTACTGAGATTTTGCCGAAAGATCCTATGCTCGTCGCAACGCTAACATCGACAGATGGTGTTACATCGTTAATGACAATGCTGGATGGCGGGGTTGTTCGTGTGAGGGGGACTGGGACAGTCGGTGCTAAATACTATATTCGGACTGGTGAGATTGTGAGCCTGGCCCCAAGCATCACACAAGGGGCCGACGTTGTGATTTAGGTCTTTGTATTGTTGGCTACTCGTCCTGGTAGAATTTATACCCGGCATCCTCGCCAGCGGAGATACATTCTGATAGGGTGATGTAGTGGTCAGTTGCTCCTTTTCCTTGAGCGCCCGCCAGCAGTATCCATCCTAGCGGATCTTTGACGACAATACCTGCAATCTTACCTTGCTTACTGGCGAGAATGGGATTTTCTTCGTTTACGAATTTAGCGTACTTGAACAAAGGTTCGTTCGGATTAAGGTCTGGTCGTACTCTCATCGTCTTTGATCTCCTGATTCCACGTTTTTTGTCAATGCTTCCTCACCATACCAAACTTGGGAAAACTCGTCGGGATCAGGCGAATATACACGGTACTCAGACTCTACGATCTCGCCGTCAACCAGGAGTTTTATGGTCTCCCTTTTGCGCTTACCGACAATAAAGGGGTTTGCCAATTTATATCCTTTGCTGAGTCCACCGATATAAAGTTTTTCGCCTATGTTGTACTTGAACGGCTTCATTATTTAGTTTCCTGATCTAATCCAGATGTATTACCGTAGCGCCTTTGCTGGCAATACAGTATCCGTTCAGTTGCCAGGTGACAGTATAACCTGGGTATTCGCTTTCCAAACACGTTTGCTGGGTATGGAAGTATGATATCGCATAGGCTAGTGCCACTACCGTGCCCGCTATCATCCCGCTCTGTTTAAGCATGTTCTTTCGGCCCAGGGTTTCTGCGCCTATCCGTGACCTTTTTGTTAAGTTCATACAACGCTCTAAGGTCAGTGCTCATTAGGTCTTTCAATGAGCACTGACCTTAGAGCGCCTTTCCGTTTGCGTGGACGCAAACGGTTTTATGTAACTGCTCCTTTGCGTCTTTGGATCGGCCTTCGACCATTAGTCCTAATACGAATTGGTGTTTAGCTATAAGGAAGGTTACGAAGTCTCCAAATTCATCCATTATAAGTTCTCTCCGGTGCTCGTTCGTTTACGTGTTAAAGAGATCCTACTGTAAGCCATGCGCTTTACAGTGTCAACTTGTTTATTGAGGAGGTGGAGGTGGAGGTGGAGGTGGAGGTGGAGCCAGTTGCTCTTCGAACACCATATCGATCTCACCTGAGCATTCTACACCTCGATACTCGTTTATCGCCGCTTTCATTGCACTCTGGGTGGCGTCTTTGCTTAGCAACGCGGACATTACAGCTTCATCCATCGTACCTCTTGCTACGACCCTAAAACATTGCACAGCATCGCGCTGACCCTGGCGATGGATTCGCCCGATGAACTGCTCGTACAACTCAAGGTTATAATTAAGACCAAACCATACGACGATGTTACATGCGTACTGTAGGTTTAAACCATGTCCTGCCGAATTATGCGAAATAAATATTTCACCCTGCTTGTTTCTAACCGCAAACTGATTACGTTCACCACAATCCACTATGTCGTAAACGTGTGCTTTTTGCGGTTGTGCCTCATTGCGTTTTGCAGTATCAGCGTGCTTACCCTCTCGCACCGCACACATTTCCCCAAGATAAGCGTCATCCCCCTTGTAGGTGTAGAGTGCTTCCTGTCGAGTACTTCTATTATCTCGAACATCGTTCCCCCTGATCCATTTACCGTTGATTTTCATACGGTGTGCTGGTGTCATACCGAGACCGAGCCTGTCGATCACATCAGCGTATCCCGAGTAAGAGCAGCCACTATGATTGACAAATTCGACGCCATCGAATACCCGTTCGCAGCGTCGAATTTCTGTAATTTCAACCCACCCTCGACTCTCGGTTAAAACTTCAGTCTCACCCTCTAAGCACAGCGGATGGGCAATCAGCAACTTGGTCTCACCTCTGTTAAATCGATCCATGATGCCGATGGCCTCCTCTTCGCTCACACCAGTTAGGCATTCCGCATCAGGGTAAATCTCCATGATGCGCTCCCTCTCGCTGGTAAAGCTATACGCCAGTAGGATCGGGTCGTCGCCAGAGCCTTCTACAATTTCGGCCAGAGCGTCATATTTTTGATCGTGGACTTTCTCGACGATACACACGTCAGGATTTAGCTCATCTGGGTAGCTGTAAACACGCCCGTTTCCAAACTGCAGTAACTTGTTGCACAATGCAGCCCGGTTAAACACTTCGATTCGACCGCCCTCGTCGAGTTCGATGAAGAACTGAGTCTCAAGCTCCTTATACTGCTTCATTAACCGTGGCGAAAACTCTATCCAGGTGTCGATTACAGTCAACGCAGGAATGTCCAGCCCGGCATCTGCGGCAGACAACTCGATTGTCATGTCACTAATCCGATTAACGATCATCTCTTTGGTATCGTCGTATGGTATCCATTTGGCGTAGGCGCCGTTACCCTGGTAAAAGAATGCCGATTGGAACGCTTTAAACTTCTGATGAAGGCGCCTTCCGCCGTCCAGCATAAAGAATTGACCCCAAACATCCTGCATCCCGTTCGAGCAGGGTGATGCGGTCAAACCTACTCTGCGCGAGAACTTTGGTGCAATGGGGGCGAAAGCCGCGAACCGCTTTGAGTCCTCGCGCTTGACCTTCGACACCTCATCAAACACCAACATGTCGAACGGCATCGGATGACCAGCGTCGATAAAATAGTGAGCAAGTTGAGTTGCCAACCAGGTCAACGACTCATAGTTCACAAGATAAATGTCAGCTTTTCTAAACAAGGCGCGTTGGCGTTTCTTCTCGCTCCCGCACATGAGGCTAAAGGTCAGATGGTTGGTGTGAGCCCACTTCTCAGCTTCTTGCCGCCATGTTAGCTGGCATACTCGCAGCGGGGCCACTATCAGCATTGCAGACGACTGACCTATTTTGCGCAGAAAATTGAACGCTGTGAGGGTTGTTATGCTTTTGCCCAGCCCGACCCCTAACCACAACATTGATTCAGGTTGAGCCACAATATGATCGACAGATTCATTCTGGTAATTGTGCAGATCGCTGAGTGCGAGTCGCTTTTTCATTAATTATGATCCGTTGATTTGACGAGTGATTTAAGGGTTATTTCTTCTTAAATTTAAGGTATGCCGCAATCCCCCCTCCGGGCAACTTGTAGCGCCAGCTCGATAATCGTTCTGGGCACGGTACTCTGCAGTAAAACCAAACATCGACCGCAAGTACCGCTGAAAACACCACACATAATACTTCTCCGCTCATTGCTAATACCTCTCGTTAGAATATTTGTTTGGTTTTACTGCTGCGACCTAAGTGTCGCATTACAAAGACTCAAACACATGAAAAACTAAATTGTCACCTGAGACTTTATACGTGGCGATGTATCTCTCTGCTTCGGGCGGCAAGGGTTGTCCCGTTCCGTGTGTTGTAATTACCCTAGGCTCCTCGGGTAAATTTGTATCAACCTTGGCCCACAAACGAGGCTCACCCTTCTGCGTTTGCACGGTTAATATTTCAGCTCTTGCTGGCATGTGTATGGTTTGTTTACCTATCGTCTGTAAATCGTACTTCCAGATGCTAATCATAATCTCAATCCTTTATGTTAAATTCGACTTGTCAACACAAGCCTTTCCTCAGAACCTCGCTTGAGCGGTGCGAGCACTTTAAGCGATCTAATCACACCAAAGGCACCGTCCACTTCCATGAAAACAGGGGTCGGGTTATCGTTTGCGAACGACTCGAGTAGCTGTTTTAACTCGCCGATTCCCATGGGTTTATACGCTTCTTCGCTCATTGCTAATACCTCTCGTTAGAATACTCATTCATACCGCTGCAACCTGAGCATCATTGCCACTCCCGAGCCGCTTACTTAGCCAAGTGGCGGATAGTTCGTGGGGCCAATTAGGCTCATTTTCCCCGTGAAACGGTGCATCTTTGCCTAGTCGCTTCTCGTGTTCTTTGGTGACAATCAGCGTGGCGCAATGACCTTCGGATATATTTAGCCTGGTGGCAATCTCTTTTTTAGTGTGACCGTCTTTAAATAGAGCTTGGGCTTTTGCTCGGGTATTAGCCCCTTTCTTAGGAATTTGAATACCCACTCTAGGCTTCAATGGGCCTCTGCTCCCGGTAAGCATTTCCCGCATGTGCGTTTTGCTGCAGTTCCATTTTAAAGCTAGATTCGCATAGGTTACTCCGGTCTCCCGTTCAGCTAGCATTTCGAGCACGTTTTCCAGGGTATATTTTGAGGTGTTTACTTTTCTTGCGGCGATACTCATATGAATAATAACTCCTCGCCTGGTTTCGCACAGTAGCTCTGCAAGAGCATTGTGGTGTGAGTTTCAGGGTAGCCGTTCTTCAAGCATTCTTGTTCGGCGAGTAAGTGCGCGGGCAGGACGCAGATTACCAGGTACACCACGCAAAGCGTCACTATGGTTATCAGTACGGGTATCACTCGCTCGAACATAAAGCTTTCCATCTTATTTATCATCATTTTTATTTCTCCTTTCCGGTTAATTGTTAGCGTTCAAGAACCACAAGTGTAAAGCGAACACTTCACACCGTCAAGCTTTTTATTGATATGGTCTTATGGACTCGTCTTGCCGCTAAACTTACCGATCATGCTCCAGATCGCCCTATAGAATGTTCGCCACATGGGTTGCTCGGCTTTGATCTTTGCTATAAACCCCTCCACACCATCCATCCCTACAACCAATGCGAACTCCCCGCCGTTGGATTCAACCTTTTCCCGAAAGACCTGTTGCAAAGGTGTCATTTTGCCCCCGTCGCGCTTGAGTTCGACAAAGATAGCTCTACCATCGATCAGCACAACTCTGTCGCTCACACCGCGATTATTCGGCGATACGAATTTCCAGCTGATGCCTCCTGCGGCCCGTACCCTACGGATCAATTTCGCCTCGACATCCTTCTCCAGTGTTGACTTGGCTACACCCTTGACGACAGGCGGGACAAATAGATCGTTCTGGCGGTGCTCAGTAGTCGTCATAGTGGCTCACTCCCAGGGGACGAAAAACACAGCTGTTACAAAAGGGTACAACATTGGCTCAAGGTTCAACCCGTAAATGAGCATTACCGCTATTATTAGTGTCATGTCGTTCTCCTATAGTTACGCAAAACCAAAAGATGGCAGCGCCTTTCTCAGATTATTTGTGATAGTTGTGACACTTTGTATACCTTGATACTTACCATTGCAATACACAGTAGTTATCGATACGATCGCCCTCGGAACATTCAAAGATGGCTGTCTCTCCAGTTCCCGGGCGCTCGACCGTTATTCTTAGGGTCACATTGATCTTTCCAGATTCCCGAGCAACCCTTTCCCCTCTCAACATCGCTTTTTTGATGTTGGCTCGCTCAGACCAGAGCTTCTTCCTTTTTGTCGTTGCTCTGTAACTCATTGATTTTGCTCCTACGACTTTGTTTAGTCGGTATAGTCCAGTGTTAGATTCTTACTTATGTAATTTATCAACCTTCTCTTTTGCCAAGTAGTTTTTTGTATCGTTTAAAGCGGCCCACCATGCGCGATATTCAGATTTGACTTGGTTTAACAGGCATGAATTAAACCACGCTCGACTAATCTCATGGAAAAGAGCAAAAAAGGGTGGAAGCCAAAATAACACGATTAAAGCAAACCTAGCTGATGTTCTTAGAAAGCTGTCTTTTATGATCATGCTGTCTCCCCATAAAGTAAAATCAAATCTAACAATCACATTAAGCCGCTCCACTCGGACTGTCGCTGACGCGCCAGCCGCTTATGTGGGCGTTAGGTTGCTAGTCATTGCTGTTAATAGCAACCTGCCCAGGATCTAACTCTGTTAGCTGATAATAATCAGTCCCCCACCCAAGAACATCGTAACTACCGAAAGAAGTCATTGTATCTTCGCTTAACTGAGCATCAATATACTTATCAACAGCTGCCCTGGCTTGCTTCTCGTTCTCCGCTGCAATGAAGAAGCTGAGCTGCCCGTGACCGCTTGGCTGCCAGGCGAATAGTTTCATATTAGTATCTCCTTATTAACTGGGACTCGTCAGCATGATTAACAGGTTCGCCGTACTTAGCTAGTATTGGCGGGTCTACTTCCCACCTATTCTCTCCACCAAAAAACGGCACAGCACCAATAAATGCCCCAACCTCGACACAAGTACCGGTATTCCCAGTTGTAGATTTTACTATCAAAGCTAAACAGCCCTTTTCAATATTCATCTTCATTGCTCCGTAGCGATGCCTAACAAGCAAAATCAAATTGACGCAGCAAACTCACCGCTTCTATTTTAGCTTCTCAGTGTCGCAATTTATTGTAATCGTTATACGCCATACTTTCTCTTTAGGCGATCCAATTCAGATCGCTCTCTTTGCTCCGCATTATCAGCTCTTGCCTGCGCATTTTTTTCGCGATGCGTTTCCTCCTCATCCGTTTCTAGCCGCGTGTAACCTACGGTCACTTCTAATAGAGCCTGATCGTATGATGTAATTGCTTCAACCTCTATCTGTGCATTTGCGCGATGACCATCAGGGATTAGTGCTAGCTTCCCCTTCCAAAAAGCCAGGAAGTCCGCCGCCTTTGTGGGCAAGTCCCATTCCGCATGTGTTTGATACACGTTAACTTTTATCTCTTTTTTCATGGTCGTCGCTCCGAAAACGTATAACAAGGCTTTCAACTTGACGCTGAAAGCCTTGCGGTTTTATTTAAAGTTCAGTGGTGGCGCAAGTTAAAAACAACGTTAGGCATAAATATTAATATAACTTTTCGTGTCAAATTTAATGATTTCTTCATCCGTAGTTAGCTCATCTGGCATGCTGCAACCACAACCTATTCCAAGCATTTTAGAAACCATCCCGCAGTCAGCTTCTTTTTCCGCCACAACAATTCCGCATAAGTTATTAGCCAGCAGAATTGGGCACGGCGCGCTACATCCTTCCCCATAAGCCATTATTGCCACATCACAAAGTTGAGTTTTGCAGCATAAACCACAGTTATTACAGGCCGCTGTGAATTTTGGCTTCTGACTAACAATTGCATCAACTGGATTCGCTACTTCACCACTGGTTTCTGGTTCTTTATGTTCGCTGTTTTCCACGATGTTCTCCTTGTTCAGTGTGTTGTTCCCGCTCACATGTCATGCAGGGTGGTATACGTTTAAAGTATAGCTATACACCCATTTCGGAAAACCAGCTTGATAGTTGCTACCCAAGCCGACAGCAAATCTTTTTAATGTGTTTTCCCCAAACATTCGACTTAACGTTCTGCCGGCGTAATTGCATTTATTTGCTCCCAACGTTGTCACCGAGAATGTGCATCCAGTAGCGTTTACGAATTCATCAATAAACACAGCATCAAGCACATTTGCATCTATGTTATTTTTTAGCCATTCAACAACAAATTTCTCAGCTCTCTCTTTCATGTTTCTACTCTTTTTCCAGAGTTATTTTTATCTTAATATCATTGCAGTTACCGTCATCTGAGTTAAGGAAGGCCATTTTTGGGCCTTCTGCCACACCACAATACCCGTAGGCCGCATTTAATTTCTTGGTAGCGTAGTTAATAATGTCTTTTAATATTTCGTTTTCCATTTTAATACCCTTATTTATATGGTTTAAAAGCATAACAATCGCATTAATTCTGACTCCGCTGGCGCTTCGCAGTTTATGCGAGCGTTAGGCGTCTGAATCCCTCTCCGTGTATTCGCCAATACAGCCATCTGGTTCACCATGATATGCGCTAGTAATCATGATTAACTTTTCACCGTCTAGGGATTGTACCTCTACGCCAATCGGCATAGTCCACCCTGTATCTGGGTCATCAAGAGCAATTGGCAAATCTCCATTTTCATCGATCAGTTTCTGAATGGCTTCTATGGCATCAGAAGCTTTTGGTGGTTTAAAATCCATTCTATCAGTCCTCAGTTTAAGTAGGCTTCGTTCACGCCTAACAAGTAAATCCAGGTGACGCGGTAAAGTGGTGCGCTTCGCTTCGCTTCGTTCCACACCAGTTATGCAAGTCGTTATATTTGTATCAACGCGCCCCGCCGCATTTATGCTGTTTGGTACCTCACACATACTTATACTCCTAAATTAAAATCACATAACAATCACATTAAGTCACTTCGTTCGGACTGTATTAATTAATCTCATCTAAAGAAGACCCACTATAAACAAACAACTTTACACTGTCAACTGTTTTGTTGGTTGTTGAGCCGGTCTAATCTTCATTAAAGTCATCAGCGCTACCGCTTTCTCGATGTAATAGTGATAGTCCAGATCAGCAGGCATTGAGCCGTCATCAGGTAGATCCATCATCGGCATAGCGTGCTCACTACTGGCGACCTGGTTGCCGTTTTTCGCGTAATTGATCGCTGTGTCGGTCGCATTGCTGATATACCACCTGACCGTGCCACCGAGCGATTGCCCGTCCTTGACTGCCCCTCCTGCCACTTTCCGCACCTCAAGGAACAGTGTAATGTCTGTTGATGCGAAGATTGTCTCAGCGGGAGGAGTACCGTGCGTAACGAATGCGAACACGGCGTCACGGACAATGGCGTGGGCTGGATTTTTACGAATACCTGAGTCTGCAAAAATCCCTTTACCCTTGACCTTCCTTGAGCCCTGATCGACCGCCAGGTAGTTGTTGACATCTCGATAATGTACCGACTCGTAATACACACACTCCATTTTGAACCCAGTCCATTGCTCCCACCACTCGACAATCGACTGAAACTGGTCCTCGAGTAATGATTTCTTTACCTTGAGCGTTATACCATCTGTGTTTGCCGACACCACTTGGATCGACCATTGCTCGAATTGTTCGATTAACATAAATAAACAGAGTTGACCAGTGATCGTGGTGTGAAACATCAAATCGGGCGAATAAACAGCAGAATATCGATTGCCGAACTTACCAAACAGACCATTCACAACAATTTTCAGAGAGTCAGCGCCAGTTTTATCACCCGATCGTTTGGCGTCCATCCTTCGCTGCAATATGTCGCGGTAAATAGTCGTGAATATCGGCCCGATGTGGATTGGCTCTAGTCCCGCGTTGAGAATTATGTTCGGGTAGTATGACGCAACATCAATGTCGAGTAGCTGGTACTCGTCGTCCGTATAATACGACCCTGGCGTATCGACCGAGTGCAGTCCACCTATCCCCATCTTGTACGGCTTATCCGCAATCGTGATGACCGACGATATACCCCCCTCTCGATAGACGAATTGTGCAGTCTGATCGACTTCCTTACCTTTTACCTCCGATGAAGCCCCATCCTTACGCTCCTCGATAATTATCTTCTCGATAGACGGTGTTATCCCGGCGACCTTCAGATCCTTTTTCGAAAGGTTGCCAGCTCGAATCGACTGGACGAGCACCGGGTCAATTCGCTTTCGATGGATCGCTGGCGGTAACATTATCTCGCTACACACAACACCGTTCGTTGGCATGAGCACCGCGCCCTTCTTGCTAATGTTGAAATCGACACTCGCGCAAAGATCGAAAAGGCGATTCAACTGCTCCCCCTGGAACGATACAAAGTTTGGAGCCATGTATTTATATGATTTTTTGCTCGTTGGTTTCGGTAGCTTGACCTGCTTCAACCGCAGGTATTCCGATTTAATCACATGCTCTGCAATCTGCGCATCAGACTTGGAACGAAGATCGATCCCGTACTCTTTCGACATTGTTTCGCGTAGCACGATGGCTTCTTCAAGCTCGAAGAACAGCTCTGCTGTCCCCTCGTTATCGTTCACACAATAGCTATCGATGATGGCCACATCGCTCGGTATCAGAAAACAAAAATGATCAATAGGCATTTCCTGCATCTTCTTGCAGCCCAATCGCCCCATATAGATTTTGAGCGAGGCTGTGCCGAACGCCACGTTAATGAGGTCGATGTGATCCCAATGATCTGGTACAGTCACCCCGTATTTCCGCTCAAAATCCCACGGCATTAGCCGATTGGCGATGATGTCGTTCGATGCTTTTTTCAACTGGAGATTGCCTGCCCCTCGTAAAAATAATGCGATCAGCGGCAGGTCGAAGCTATTGCCGTTAAATGTGATAATAAGTGCCGAGGATAGTGTCGCCTGGACGAGGCTCAATATTTCAGGTCTCGAATATTGATCGTTGTACATTGAGTATTTAATCGTCTTGCCCGTATCGACATTACGAAAAAGGATCAGAAAATAGTTAGGTAAACATTCAATGTCACAGGTGAGGCGGAGTTGCGTAACCATGGTTAGTTGTTTCTCCAAAAGCGACCGACAGGTCGTCGGTCGCAGTGCTTTAAAATCTACAGCTATGTAACTAGCCTTCCATCAACCCCTCATTGATCAGCTGATCATCACTCCAACCCGCTGCGACATACGCCTCATAGGTTGTACCGCCTGCAGCTGCCGTCATCGCGATTGCAGGTGGAACAGTAGGTTTAGGTGGAGCAGTAGGTTTAGGTGGGGCAGTAGGTTTAGGTGGAGCAGTGACCTCGGGAGTCGCCGGAGCAGTAGGTTCCATCAACCCCTCATTGATCAGCTGATCATCACTCCAACCCGCTGCGACATACGCCTCATAGGTTGTACCGCCTGCAGCTGCCGTCATCGCGATTGCAGGTGGAACAGTAGCACCAACTTCAGGAGTCGCCGGAGCGGTGGTCGCGGCACCCGATGCTCCACCGAAAATCGCCACAGCGTCCACTGCTCCGCCACCCAATGATTCCCCATCTCGCATCTTCATGATCCCGTGAAGAGAGCAGCCGATACCCTGTTTACCACCAAAATAGCCGTAAAAGCTAACAGCACCCTTTCCTATCGCGCCCGAATAAACTTGTGACTTGTCGAGGATTTGCTGCATCTTACTGTCCACGATGTTAGTGTGGCTAAATCGGTCTTCTGTCTGTGACGCAGATAACACCCACTTGTCGGCATAGAACGGGTCAGTCGGGTATTCCGTTGCTCCATCTTTGAGTCCACCAGGGAGCGCCCCTTTTGGTAATCCATCTGGGAAATCGGCAGCGAGAACTTGCGCGTATGCGGCTTCGATCAAGCTCACATCTGCACTTTTCGGGATAATGAACGTGCATTGATATTTCTTCGTGTCACCAACATTACCCGCTTTATCTCGATACGCCTCTGCTACCCACACTTTGACGAAAGAGAAAGTGGATTCTGGTGTTATCATGTTATCTGAACTGCTCATTTTATTTACCTTTATGTTTAGTTTGTTGATCAACTTCGAACAGTTGAATTGGGTTTACTACAAGTGCCGAGCGAGGGTCGCTATTCGGAACTAACGCTGGCTTCCCAAACGACTTGTTGCTGTAATGTTTTACGGCCTCCTTTTGCAAAAGGGTCAGCTTCATTTTATCGAACTGAGCTGGCGATTTGATCTTGGTGGTGTTGCAATCATTCTCATTCAATCCAAGTCGGATTAACGCGCCCATCAGACCATCCTCATCGCTACACTTTCGACTGGCGCGACCTTTAACCAGCTTTCGCCCAGGGATCGTTTGACCTTTTCTAGCTCTTGTTTCGGCCTCAACAATCATATCGTTGGCGAAACTAACGATAAAAGGGATTTGCGTCAGCATCTCACCGAGCGTTTTGTTATCAATCTCTGACGCACTGACATTCAGCTCGCCTGGTATCATTCCTGTCGCAGCAAATAGCCCTCGAATATCTTCCGTGGCCTTATCCAAGCGGGCTTTGCAGTTGCGCTTACGATGGCACCAAGCGCAACTAGATTCAGACGGAGCGAAGATGATATTCTTCGTGTCGCCCTGCAAAACAGAAATCGCAGACGCAGCTTTACGTTTTGTTTCTTGCGCGAACTTCAGTAGACTGTTTTCCCCGCTGTCGTACTCGACTCGCCATGTTTTCCACACACCATTGTTGATTCGCGGCTGCATGATAACAAGCTCGATGTCCGTGAACGGGATCGGTTTGTCTGGTGCGAACGATGCGCCAACCGCTCTGATGATACCGCCGAGGCCGTACAGTCTGAGTTGACCACTGTTCACCGGGGAAACCTCAATACCCTTCCCGTACTTGAGGTCGGCTATCTTGAATTTGTTCCCTTTGTGCATGACGACATCGCTAGTGCCGTCACAATGTTCGTGACCGAAAAACGCTTTGAGTGACACCTTCTGCTCAGGGTAAACAGTCCAACCGTCGTTCTTATACGCAAGTAGTCTAAGGTAGCATTTCTCTACCTCGACCCTCATGTCGTGGGGGAATGTTCCGCTCTCAATCCACTCGCGGCATTTAGTCGCATAATCTTTTACCTCCTGGGTGTTGTTCGGATTGAGTTTGATCTTCGTCCACCAACTTAGCGCGTCATCTACGACATGGCGATCAACATCGTCACAATCCACATCCATCGGGCTGATCCATCGCTGGAGCGCCACCTCAAGTAGGTAGTGAGCAGTCGTCCCCTCAATGCTGGCCTGATTGTCACCGGATGTTTTCCTGGCGTCGTTCAGGCCAAGCATTGAACCAGAACATTTTGACCACATCGACCAACCGGATGGGCTAAGGACACAATGACCATTGTCAAATACGTTGAGTGAGTCTGGTGTTTTCATCGCTTGTGTCCTTTTGCTCTAAGCGTCTGGGGCGTTGCGCAATTGAGCGAGCATATTGTCATACTCTTGAGGGTCAATTTCTGCGACAGGACAACCCGCTTGCTCGATCACGTTACTGACAACCAAGAAGCCTTTTTTCTGTGCAAATACAGCAAGCTGCTCATTAAACTCTTCAAGCGAGATCGGTTCGGCTGCTGCGGCAGCTATCGGGTCAACCGCGCACGCCGCATCGGCTTTCTCTTTAACGGCTTTCTCGTCATCCTTAAACTTCCGTTCGCCAACAACACTTGCTATATAGTCAGCCTCGTCACCAGCAGCCACATATCCTGGGATCGTGTATCCGCTAACAATGCGCTCATCGCCGATCACAGGTAATGCGGAACTATTATCAGCATCAGGCGGCGGTGGAGGTGCATCCCCATCGACTTCAAGAATAACGGTGGCTGCTTTCGCGGCAATCTCAGCAGCCTTGTCAGCAGCAATCTCAGCTTTTGTGCGCCGCGTCTTTTTCGCGGCGGGTGCTTTCGCGGCAATTTCACAATACCCTTTAAAGGTTGTGTTCAATTCGACAATCGCTTCAGTTAACGCTTTGATCTCACATTCAATCATTATATATTTCCTTTTTATCAGTTGGCTTTTGGATATTTATGCGATCATCAACAATCGCATCGATTACCAATCGCATAAAATCGGCAGTTTTCATACCGTATGTTTCGGGACATTTTTTTAACAAGGCGTCCCGCTTACCTCGTGTGATTTGCACACTATAGAGAACCTTATCTTGCAATTCGGCGCTCTTTTCGTCTTGAGATCTAGGTTCCACAATATTGCTCCGGTCAATCGTTATGTTGCGAACTGTACAGGTCAGGGGAAGTGAAGTAAACAGTTATCTTTATTTATTTTTATATTTATTTATTTATTTTTATATGATAGTGTTTGGTTTACTGAATTGAAATGAAACAAGATGAGAGGATTTTAAAGATGAGCAATGCTGCAGAAGAATGTCTCATGGTAGAAAGATCGAATTTAATGATGAAGCTCAGCGCATATACTTCAATGCTAACCTTAGTGAATAGGGCCATTAGTGACACCCGGAGCATACCAACTCCCCGCTCAAGAACACAATAATCAAAATAAGAGAAGCACAACAATGCAAGAAAATAACACCTCTGCCGCCACTGTCCCCAAGCTGACGTGCGACTACGTTACAATTTTAACCATGGACAAGCCTACAGGAAAGCATTACGCGATTGACGCGGCGAGCGGCGAAGTTGTTAAGACGCCAGCTGCCAACGCCGCCAATGGTTGGGCGGTGACGCATTACGTTCCTGACGCCAATGCTTTCGCAGCGCTAATCGAGTCAATTTCAACCAGCATAACCTCTGCGCTGGTGCTTGGCTTCATAGCGGGTACAGAGAGCGGTGAGCCTTACCGCGTGATGTCCGATGCCGATTTTAAACTATTCGCAGAAACCAACAAGGTTAAGCTGGATAGATTCGCAGCCAGGCCGATTATCGTTGACGATCGCAAGTTCGCTACCAGGACTAAACGCATGTTTCATGCGTCAACCTGGTTCGGGTTCGACCGGGATACCGTTGATGGTATGCCTGCTGAGCTTGAGCCAGACGCATCGTTCGATCGCTGGTGGGAGATGATGTGCGACTTTCTACCGGTAATCGCCGAACGAGATTATGTGGCGATCAATTCAGCCAGCTGCAGGGTTGAGATTGACGGGGTGGCGGTTGCACACTCCAACGCTCACGTTTATATGCAGGCCGAAGAAGCCAATGACACCGAGCGATTCGGTAAGGCGGGGATGGTTCATTCCTTTGATCGCGGCTATGGGTTCATGCGACCAATCACAAGCGGGAGCACCGGTGAGGTAATCGGCAATCGCCCCTGGACGCTATATGACCCGACCACATTCAGCAGGGAGCGTATGTTTTTCGACGGTTCGCCTATGATTAGTGACGACCCTCGACTCCATGTTTCGCCTAGCAACATTACAATCCACACAGGCGAACGACAGCGAGTTAGTACCCGGCTGCTCCAAATGCCCAGCAAAGATGAGCAACGAAAAATCGGCCTCGAGTTTGATGTCGATAATAAAGGCCGAGTCAAAATCGTCAATGTGGCAGATCTCACACCCGATGTCGAGATCACATACAAGGATGATATAACCGGTTATACAGGCACTATGACAATGCAGGAGTTCGTTGATGGTGACGCTGACCGTGTGCGCTGCCAGGCGGTGTTCAGACCGGACAGCTTCTCTTGGGCAGCTTATTTAAGTAAGGAGGACGGTTGTCACCCTTTCATGTATGACGTGGGTACCAACATTAATTATAAATTCACAAACGTGCAGTCGCTATTTGAAGATTCTTGCGGGGAGGGCGTTGACGATTCTCCTGATGAGAAATGCGTGGAGTCGCTGCCGGGGAGCGCGTTAGTCAATCGATCGACTACCAGTGCGCCGACTCCACCCCCTCCTCCACCAACCCCTCCTCCACCAACCCCTCCTCCACCAAAGTCATCTGTCTCTTCTCTTACCCCTACACCACCAGCCCCTCGACCCAGGTTCCCTGTTTCCGCCTATGACGAGTTCAAGCGGCTGGCCACAAGGAGCAGGGATTTTACCGAGTTCGGCACACTCCATGGTGTGGCGCCAGAGTTTACCGAGACCGATATGGGTAATACCCAGCGGTTTTGCACAACATTTAGGTCACTGTTGAGGTTCGTCCCCCTGTTAGACGCTTGGTTTTGGTGGGACGGTTATCTATGGAATAAGTGCGAGTCGAATGAGGAGCACGCGGCGGCCCAGGAGATGGTTGCTGTAATGACGCTCGAAGCCAATCAAAGGCAGGATACAGACTCGTATCGCAAGTGGGTCAAAATCAGCGGGAGTGTAAATAGTCTCGGAGCTGTGATCCGCTTGGCGTCCAGATCACAAGACATCATTGTGAGGAAAGACGAGTTGGAGATACCCGATTACGTTTTTACCGTGGGGAACGGTTATATTGATTTACGTCAGGTGGACGACCAGGGTGTCGGTGATGATAGCGCTTGTCTCATTAAAGGTTTCATGCCGCCAGACAGGTCGATCTTTAGCACAAAGGGATCAGCTGTCGATTATGACGGTCAGGCGGGTTGTCCAGAGTGGGAACAAGCTCTCCAAGATATTTTCGACTATGACCAGGACTTGATTGACTTCTTTCAAATATTTGCAGGCTATACAATGTTGGGGCGACCGGTTCACGAGGTGATGGCCTTCTTCGTTGGGAACGGGAGTAATGGTAAAAGCACGATAATAGGCGTGTTGGAAAAGGTGTTTGGCGGATATAAGGCCACTGTGGATAAGAGCGTCCTTATGAGTAAACGAGATGGTGGGGGTGGCCAGGCAGCGACTCCAGCGTTGGCCCGCTTACAAGGGCTACGGATGGCTGTTATCACGGAGACAAGGGAGGGTGACAGGTTGGACGAGTCTATCGTCAAATCGCTCTCTGGATCAGATACAATCACAGCAAGACATCTATACGGTAATGTTTTTGACTTTGATGCGACGTTCGTTAGCTGGATAGCAACCAACCATGCGCCAGATATTCGCTCTGTAGACGAAGGTACCTGGCGAAGGATCTTACACTTCCAATTTAATAGGGATTTTCTCGCTGAAAAAGGGCGGGATGGTCTCGACACCGGGTTGAAGCAGCGAATACTGGACAACGAGCTTTCTGGCGTGCTGAATTGGTGCCTCGAAGGTGTGACGCAGTATTATGCGAAAGGGCTAGTCCCGCCAAAGAGTGTTGTTGACTCGACAGACGCCTATCGTGAGGATATGGATGTGATTGCCGATTGGTTCGCTTCGGAATGCGAAGTTGGCCCGGACGATAAATACTATGCCGCGAATGAGGATTTATGGGCGTCATATTGTCGGTTCGCAGCAGCAAACGGGGATCAGCTAATTAGGTATGGATCAACGCTCAGCAAAAAGATAATAAGTAAGGGCTTCAAGCGTATTCGTCATATACCCGGCTACCATTCGAGAAGAGGGTTCAGTGGGTTGCGCTTGCGGGCGTCACCAGAGGTGCTACTGGAGAAGATGAGCGGGGGTGTCGATTAACAATGAGAACGGCTTGATTGGCTCAATTGAGCCAATCAATTACCCGCCGAACCGCCCGCAGTGGCGGTTTTATTTTGTCTGCGGGGTGTGAATATTGGCTTTTCGCTGGCCCCGCCGGGTGTGATTCCAATAAATAATGCTTCTGAGTGTTATTTTCTAGTGACCCACAATTTGTCATTTTAACTAAATTTAACTTTTCCCGCTTTACCAATATTGATTTTAACTAAATTTAACTTTTCGTAATTTTAACTAAATTTAACTTTCGCCAGAAATTGATGTGTTTTAGTTAAAATTAACTATTGGGACACCGCTTGCTGACCCATTTATGGTGGTGTCCCACTGGTGTCCCGTTATTTTTAAAATTTTAACTCTTCTAAGTTATTGATATTACTTTATATGTTAATTTTAACTTATGGTATATTGTATAATGGGACACTGGGACACTAGATATTAATAAATAGGTCTATAGGTATATTATATTTTAACTAAATTTAACTCTATATGAACTCTATAGGAAAAAAGGTTAGAAGCTGGTGTCCCGTGTCCCGGTGACCCAACTCCTTTAAAATCAACAACTTAGAGTGGGACACCGGGACACCAGCGCATAAATGATAGCGAAATCAACACCTTATGGCGTCCCATAAAATATACAACAAGGCACTTGTAGCACTGGCGAAGGCTTGTTATAGTTCGATTATCAATTCAACGGTATTGTTGATTACTCAAACTGAGGCGCAGGTTCAAATGGCAAGTGATTTTCCTATATCCGCAGTAGATTTCCTTGAACAAGGCGTCAACGAGATGACCGCCCGCGAGGTTGAATACGACACCCCTGGCGGGGAGCGTTCGATGAGAGCCACTGTGACGATGTTTAACGCGATGAGTGGTTACAAACTAACCGAAGAGCAGGGGTGGAAATTCATGGTCTGTCTGAAGCTAGTTCGATCAGAGCAGGGTGAAGTTAAAAAAGCAGACTCATATGTGGACGGTGGAGCATATTTTGCGCTTTCCGGCGAGAGTGCAGTTAGAGCGGGAGCGGTGAAATGAACGTGAGTGTTAAAACGCAAGGTCGAGTGAATATGGGTCTGGCTATCCGTCGAGCGATGCTGGTCTACGGTGCGAAAAATAACTGCGACCATGACTCCGCGTACGGTGGCCAGGTTATGCCTCAAAAAATGCTTGCTGAAAAGTTGGGTGTGACGCGAGCGTATGCTTCATACATCAGGATCAACGGTGTTAACAAACTCAATAGCATTGAGGAGCTGGCGGACGTGTTCGAGCTAGATCTAATCTCTTTTTTGAAATTGGGAATGGATGATAAGGGAAGGTGTAAATGAGCAATTTAATTTGTTGTGAGGAATGCGTGTTCGAAACTGAAAACAGGTGTCATTTAAACCCGCCAACACCTATCGCTGTGCGTGCGGGGTTGCATGAGAGTGATTTTACAAGACCGTTTGTGTTTGGTGACGACTTCTGCTCGCACGGGCAAGCCAAACCTGAACACATCGAGACTCAACCCAAACCCACTTCTTCACGCAAACGAGGTCGCACCAACCGATGAAAATCCAATTTAAAATCGAAGATATTCGTATCACCAGCGATAACGCGCCTAAGATCGAAACATCGGGTTCGGCGGGGATTGACCTCAGAGCGTGTACTTGGGGAGAGTCTGTGACGATAGCTCCTGGAAGGAATACGGTCATCCCGTGCGGCGTCAGTGTAGCAATACCCACCAAACATGTCGGTCTGCTGATGGTGAGATCGAGTGTTGGTATTAAGCGAGGTCTCATGCTGGCTAATGGGGCGGGTGTTATCGATAGCGATTATCGCGGTGAGCTACTGGTTGCATTGCACAACACGACGAAAAAACCTGTTATTGTTAGGGAGCTTGAGCGCATCGCTCAGTTGGTTATTGTCCCTCATGTAAACTACAACGGGATCGAAGTTGTGGAGGAGTTACCCGTCACTGCTCGAGGAACCAAGGGTGTAGGGTCAACCGGTACAAAATAAGCAAGCGGTTGCTGCTACCGTCGGCCTTCTGTGCCGTTAAGCAGATAGTCCCAGTCAGCGGTGGGCTATTTCTGAAAAACACTGACAACCGTCGGAGTGAGTTTTGTTTCTCCCCGCTGGCGACGGTCGAGTGGTTGGCGTAAGCAACCACCCAACTAAACATACCCCAATCCAAATATCACAGGGAGAAAAATGTGGATTATCACAGGGAGAAAAATGTGGATTATCATGGGGAGAAAAATGTGGAATTAATAACTCAATCGAGACTGCAAGATCTACTTCATTACGATCCTCACACAGGTATATTCATTAGCATCGCACCTCGTCAAGGGGTCAAGCTAGGGTGTCGTCCTGGCACAATGAGCACAGGGAATAACCCGCACCGAGTTATATTTATCGACGGACGGGTTTATCAATCGAGCCACCTGGCGGTTTTGTACATAACAGGCAAACACCCGAAAGCCGAGATACTTCACGAAGATGGCGCTAACACAAATGATAAATACAGCAACCTCGTACCAACCGATAGACGGATTGATGGATTGAGAGAGCGAACATCTAGTCGAAACACTTCTGGTACAATCGGGGTGTTCTTCTCGAAGAATCGTCAAAAATGGGTTGCTCGAATTACACACAAAAAGATTCGATATGAGCTAGGTATGTTCAAGTGTAAAGCCAAAGCTGCCGCTGCGAGAAAGGCTGCTGAAGCTCGACTCTTCAACAAGACCGCCCATGCGACAGGATAATGTAGAACGCATCGTCAGAGAGAAGAAAAGAAGGTTTAATCGCCATTGCAGCAGGTACGACAACCTTACTTAATTGGTTTATCGAGTTGTAAGTCTAATCCAGGTGGTCAATTAACCACCTGCTCTTCTGAATCGGTCAATCGACTAATCGACAGCCCTCACCCATCACCCCTTTTCATCTCCATAGAACACCTCCTCCATCTTTATTTTCACCCCAATAATATTTCTCTAAATTATAATAATTTTTAAAAATTTTTCCTCCATCGACCCTTAAGGGGAAGCGTTTTCGATGATTTTCGCCCTGTGGAATGAGGGTTTAAAACGTCGATTTGAAAATCCCTTTGAAATCAATGACTTACGAAAATCCCTTTAAAATCAATGACTTACGAAAATCCCTTTAAAATCAATGACTTACGAAAATCCCTTTAAGGAGGCAGTAGGCCAGGAGGCCAGGAGACCAGGAAGAGGTGGAAGTAGAGGTAATCAACAAAACACTTGACGCGATCAACGTGACACTTGATAATAACCACTTCTTTTGAGCAAAACAGGATTGATAAAATGAGAGTGTTACGAAAACGTATAACGGTAGCTAATGCGCATGATTGTTTAAAAAATGTAAGTAGAGTGGGAGCAGCACGCAAGCGATACATTGATAAAATGGTAGAGCACGGTTGGTTCTATTTTGAAGATGATGCGCAAATTTCCGAAGGTGACGTGTTTTTCAGATACGAGACATACTTTACAATTTATAAGCCTAATTTGAATAATAAAGACGATCTGAATTTTATAGCACAATCGCAACATGATGAAATAGTCAATGCGCATAAAGCTATGATCAAAAAAGGCGCTATAACAAAAGACGGTGTTGTTATAATGAACGAGTTGAAAGCAGCCGGCTGGTGTAACGTGACGTACAGTACAGCGAAGCACAAAAGTGAATATTATGTTGAGTGTGGTTACAGCGGCTCATATCAGCAGTCCAAATTAATTAAAGAATTTTAAAAGAGTAGTTAATCAACTTTATAGTTGATAACAGTTACATCTTTTAGAGAACAGGAATTAGGAAAATGAATAACACCGCAAACATTCAAAAAATCATAGGTTTAAACGCTCAGTTGCGTTTTACAATTCTGCAAAAAATAGCACTGGAACACGATCGAAAGTTTTTGTCATCTAACGTTTTGATTGCAGCCAACGAGCGCAACTGTAACATTTTAAAACGCGCAGCATTTCAACGATTCAACCGACATCGTGCAATCATTGCGAAATGCGGTAGAGAGATTGCACGGATTGACGCACGAATCAATAAAGCGGCTGCGATAACCCAGCAACAAAAGAGGGTTAAATCATGAATGTGAACACTAAAACAGTTGTCGAGAAAATCTACAAATTGTGCGGTATTAGGGTTGTCGAGTCAGACAGAGACCGCGAATCAATAATTTTCGTGTCAGCTGAAGAGCGTGGCACAGACTCGTTTACGCTTAACATGCACCCGCAAGGTGGCTATTCTGTCGAGATCCACCCGGCCGATATTCCGCTCAATTCTGATGAGCTGGTCAGAATTGAGTGTGTGACAATCGAAGAGTGCTGCAAAATATACGACGCGATTATGACATATAAAAAAATGATCGTTGATAAAAACGTTCAACTATTGGTTGATATGCTATGAACCATCCAACTCCAAACTATAAATTTTCAATAGGGACTAGGTTTATTCCACGAGGCAAGAAAAACAGAGTTATTCGAACCGTTGTAGACTATGGTACCACCTACAACAACGCAGGGTCTATTGTAAAACAGCGATACATAACGGCCCACCAGGTATGCGGTCAGATAGTGTTAGATCGTGATGTTGTAGAAACTACAATTGCAATGAGCGAAGTGGCACCATGAATACTAAAAAGCAAAAATGGCTAGTTCAACACCAGGACGGTTCCAGGCGTGTGAATGTCAGCGAGACATTCACACGCGGCACTTTATACAATATAGAAAGGGAATTGTTCCGCCTACACTCATACAAACTGCAAATGAAACATTTGAGCGGGATAATAGATGGCGCTAACGCACACGAAGGCAATGCGGCAAGGGCACATATACATAAAGCGGTTAACCGTTTGGTCAATGGAAAATTCATACCCAAATATACAAGCGCTAGAAATATTGAATATGAGCGGGCCTGTATAGCTGTAGTGTCTAATTTTAAAAAATGGTCGACGCTTCGCAAGTATTACGATGAAGCGTCGAGAATATATACCGAGATGCAGCCAAAAGCACAAGCTCGAGCTTGTGCAAGTCACCCGCAACTGGTCGCATTTTCACAACTAATCCGACGAATGAATAAATCAAGCAAACAAAAACAGGAATTGAAACTATGAATATTAAACGAATTGAAGAACATTTGAAAAAGCATAATAGCGGTAAAATTGGTTATGCCATCGTTAAATTTGATGCTTTTGTGAATGACGCGGAACGGTACATAAAAGCGACAAAAGAGGCGCGGATGCTCTGCTCTATCGATAGCGTATCTAAAAGCGGAATGTCTCGAACAATGAAGTTTCTGGAGCTGAAAAGCAACACGAAAACAGGTAGACATCAGGTGTTGAATTTTTATGTGTTTTTTCAAGTGATGGGGTATAGCCCGGTACGCGATAGTGACTATTTTAGAATAAATGGATGTGGAATGGATATGGTTTTTCATACTAATTATGAAATAATTCACCAATTACAACACCTGGGATTCATCACTAAAAAGACGTGTGAAACACTGGCACAAAGAACACCACACAAAATCTAAAAAGGGGTAGAGAAATGAAATTCATAATTGAATTTAAAGATGTAATTCCGTATTTTTGCCCAAAATATGACGATGTGATTGGTTGTGCGATCTGGGAATATGGTTGTACTAACACCAACGTGGCGAACGTCGAGTGGTATGCGGACGAATTGGAAAACGCATTGGACAAAATCGAAAAAGAAAACAATATTGATTTAAGAAAAACGCTGGAAAATTCTGAAGATTATGATAAACGCTGGATTATAAACGCTGCGCACGATGCAGGAATGGAAAGTGGCATATATGACTATATAAAAACAGCGTTCGAAGATATGCGATTTTTTAAGCATTTTATAGATATAGATGGTAAAGATTGCGAGTTTTACGAGTCAACTGGAGCGCGTTTTAGCGCAACAATAGCCAAATGCTTGAAATACAGTTTTGACAAAAATCCAGGCCGGGATGATTGGGAGCACCAGGGGCAAACTAAGGGCAAATACTGTTTAGATATGTATCTCGATGAAGAAGCGGGCGAGTATAAAATTGATTCGGGCAATTTATTTAATAATTCGGAACCCGACTATATCGACATTGAGAAAAACATTCACGCGTTACTGATTGACCACACGCTGGGCGAATATAGAGACAATAAAGCTAAATATTTTGATAAATTGAAGTCGCTGATAAAGGCACACGCGCCCATTTTGTCCAGGGTTGTTGCATTGAGAGGTTTGGCGTATGAGTGAGCAAAAAAGCGGGTCTTTAATTCTATTTGATTTTGTTGTGCTGATTGTTGCTGTGTCACTGTATCTATTATGTAGCTAACAATATAAGTTGTGACCCTGTAACCCTGTAACCCTCAAGCCCGCTAATCAGCGGGCTTTTTAATGGGTGATCCATAGCCCCATAGCCCCATAGCCCCATAGCCCCATAGCCCCATAGCCCCATAGCCCCATAGCCTCCTGGCCTCCTGGCCTCTTGTCCTCTTGTCCTCTTGTCCTCTTGTCCTCTTGTCCTCTTGTCCTCTTGTCCTCTTGTCCTCTTGTCCTCTAGCCTCTGGTATGCAAAGATCGTGCCAACCCGCGATCACAGACTTATCCGCAGACTTATCCACAGACTTATCCACAGACTTATCCACAGGGTACAGGCTCCTGCAAAACCCGTGCCAAGTGCGGGGCAAGATGTCG